ATGTGCATAAATAACGGAAATATAAAAAATAATGATGAAAAAATAAAAAAAATCATTTCTTGTAAATCGGAAGCGATCGTCGTCTTCGATGACTCAAACTCATTTTTATTTCTAAAATTTCTGAAAAAAAATTTTCGACACTGTTTCGTTTTAGTCAAATGTAGGGGAGGTTGGATAATTTGTGATCCTCTATCTAATTTCGTTGATGTGACAATTTTGCAGGGGATGTCGGCAAAAGAGATTGTGGATTTCTATTCAAATATTGGCGTTCCAGTTATCCGAACTTTTGTTAGAAAACCCCCATGTTCGCCGGCACCGGTTCAGATATTTACGTGTGTGGAAGTGGTGAAACGTATTTTAGGAATTCACGCACGTTGGGTCTTAACGCCTTGGAGACTGTATCTGTACCTTCAGCGCGGAAAATAAGAAAAAAAGCATTGACATATTCAAAAAAAAAGACTATAAACCTATTTATTGTTTTTCGCGCTTTCTTTCACGAATTTTCTCTTCTCGACCGACAAACTGAGGAATTTTGCAATGGGTGGATTGTTCAAGCCATCAATACCGAAACCGTCGAAAACACCCGTTGTTGGCGATGATCCAGAAGAAAAAAGCGTCGATGATGTCGCACGCCGCCGGCGCGGCCGGTCGCAGACGATATCGAGCTCGCCAAAAGGGTTTCTCGTTGAAGTAGAGGGAGCAGTTCGACGGAAGTCGCTGCTGGGGGAATAGAAATGGCAACACAAACGGCATCCTCCGTAGTCGAACGCTACCGTACGGCGAAGGACCGGCGAGCTCCTTGGGAAAGCCTGTGGCAAGAGTGTTACGACCTTGCGCTACCGTCTCGTGATACAGCGGTCAGGGGAGTGGGTACGAAGCGTAATTCTTACGATTTATTGTTTGACGGAACAGCCCCTGACGCTGTTGATCAACTGGCAGCAAGTCTGATGACACAACTGACGCCACCTTGGGGGCGCTGGTTTGGTTTTGCAGTTGGGCCTGACGTTCCAGAAAATGAGAAACCAGAGCTGGTAATCGAGCTCGAGCGTGCGTCGCAGATTTTACAGCAGCATTTCGACAAATCGAACTTTGCTGTCGAAATGCACCAGTGCTTTCTCGACTTGGTCACGGTCGGAACTGCTTCCTTAATGTTTGAGGAGGCCAAACCCGGTGAGCCATCAGCATTTCGATTTACCGCGGTTCCATTGTCGCAGGTCGTACTTGAGGAAGGCCCATCTGGGCGTCTGGATACAACATTTCGAAGAGCTGAAATGCCGATCGCTCATGCAATCGAGCGATTCCCTTCAAAGTCGGCGGTCATCACGCGATTTGTTGATGGACGCGATTCGCGTGACGTAAAAATTCCAGTGCTTGAAGCGGTCACTCCATCGCGAAACGGATACGACTACGTCGCAGTGATTGACGGCGAAGCGCAGTCCAAGGATGACCCAGTTATTCTTGCGCAGGGTACGTTTGATGCACTCCCTTTTGTAAATTTTCGTTGGTTGAAGGCCCCTGGTGAAGTCTACGGACGCTCACCAGTCATGAAAGCACTGCCTGATATCAAGACGGCCAATAAAGTGGTTGAACTCGTTCTGAAAAACGCCTCGATTGCTGTGACGGGCATTTGGCAGGTCGATGATGATGGTGTTATCAATCCCGCCACTATTAAGCTTGCTCCGGGAACAATTATCCCGAAAGCGGTAGGATCCGCTGGTCTAAAACCATTAGAGGCTCCAGGCAGATTCGATGTTTCTGAGCTTGTTCTGGAGCAATTGCGAGGACGGATCCGAAAAGCTCTGTTTGTCGATCAACTCGGCGAAATTCATGGTCCCAGGATGACGGCGACTGAGGTTCTAGAGCGATCCGCAGAGATGGGGCGCATTCTGGGCGCGACCTACGGCCGACTTCAATCGGAATTGTTGGGTCCTCTCATTGCTCGAGCGACAACCATCCTAACTCGCCGTGGCGAAATTCCATTTCTTCCCAACGATGGCAAGCTAATCTCGCTTGAATACAGATCGCCCCACGCTCGGATCAATACTCAGCAAGATGTCCAGAATACGCTCCTATGGCTGGAGGCCGTTCGATCCTTTGGGGAGAGTGGTATAGCGGCTGTCGATGTCGCGGCCACAACACGCTGGCTTGGCCGCGCGTTAGGAGTTCCCAGTGAGTTGATCCGTCCCGAAGCATCCCAAACTCCTTCTGAGAATATAGAAGAAATTATCAAAGTCGCCGCCAATGAAGGTGATGACTCGATCCTAAATCACCCAGAGACCAGCGTCTAAATATTACATCAAAAAAATCCCAAGTAAAAAATCTTAAAATGAATAGGATTCGATAGAGAATGTCAGGTTGGGAATGGTTCGATATTAATCAATATAAATCAGATGCGCCAAAAAGAGATTTTAAAATAGATCGAGATCTCCCTTTTTTATTCGCAAAGGTATTCCATGGACCTAGCGGAGAGCTCGTTCTTCGCCACCTAAACGCGGTTACTCTTGGCCGAAGCTTGGGTCCCAATTCAACAGATGCCGTCCTGCGCCATCTTGAAGGCCAGAGGCATTTGATTTCTTACATTAATTCACTCGTTAAGCGCGGGAGCGGGCGGCCTCAAATCACTGTCAGCTCCAAAACCGCAACCAACGAGCCACCTATGGAGAACGAAGATGACTGAAGATCTTGTTTCGGCTGCTGCGAGCACTGCTATCCCGAAAAAACTACCGATCATAAGAAAAGGTGGATCAAACGAAGCTCGACGGCCCGCATCAATTCCAGAAAAATTCTGGGATTCTGACAACCAAGAATTGCGCGCTGATGCCTTACTAAAATCTTATCTAGAGTTGGAGCGGAAGTATAGCACTGGCGAAACGTCGCCAGTTCCAGCCACTGCAGATGATTACGAGATAGAGGTTGTCCATGAGCTTCTAGAAAGCGATCCCGAGGTGAACAAACTCATGCATGAGGCAGGGTTCACGCAACAGCAAGCGCAATTAGTATATGATCTTGCTGCGGAAAGGCTCTTGCCGATGATCAATGAGGTGGCGAGTATCTTTGAGGCGGAACGCCAAACCGAAAAATTGATTCAGCATTTCGGTGGTGAGGCCCGCTGGCGACAGGTGGCTCAGCAAATCAGTTCGTGGGGTAAAGCAAAGCTGCCTGATGAAATTTTCCAAACATTGTCAACGACGTATGACGGGATTCTGACGATCTATCGTATGATGGTAGCGGGCGAGCCGAAGCTACAAGTCGGGGCAACTTCAGAGCCTTCAACTCAATCTGAATCCGAAATCAAGCAGCTAATGAAAGATCCGCGTTACTGGCGCGATCAGGATCCTACGACAGTAAAGCGGGTCCGAGATGGTTTTCGTAAGCTCTACAATGACTAGGGTGAGCGCGGTGGCGAGACGCGGCTCCCCTCGCGGGTGCCTGGCTTTTGCGAAACCAGGCACCCGCGCACCCCTCGAATCATAAAGGTTTTTTCTTCGAGCATTCGACACTCTGCGATAGTCAGAATCCGAATTCGCTCGAAAAGAAAGTCGGATAACCCGTTTCAGCTTGTTTCGAAATGTGGCCCGACAGCGTCAACGCACTCCTGATCGGCGGATGGTTCCACAACCGGCCAGGCGTCAATACTCCAATCATCCACCATTTGTACTGACAGGAGACTCACTGATGTCTACTTCTGTCGAGCTGTCGTTCATTAAGAATTTCGAAGCCGAGGTACATATTCAGTACCAGCAGATGGGCTCGAAACTGAGAAACACGGTTCGTTCCAAAGATAATGTTGTCGGTCTCTCGACAACGTTTCAGAAAGTCGGAAAGGGCACCGCCAGCACCAAAGCGCGGCATGGCCAGGTTCCCGTCATGAACGTCGATCATGAACCCGTAGAGTGCATGCTCGAAGATTTTTATGCAGGAGACTGGGTCGACAAACTTGATGAGTTGAAAACCAACATCAACGAACAGCAGGTCGTTGCAAAAGCCGGTGCGTATGCGCTCGGTCGCAAGACCGATGAGTTGATCATCAATCAGTTGGCAAATTCAACGGTGACTGCCGGTCTCGATACCGAAGAATTAACCAAGTCAAAGATCCTGGAGGCTTTTGAGCGCCTTGGCGAAACCGACGTCCCCGACGATGGACAACGGTTTGCCGTTGTTGGTTGGAAGCAGTGGAGCAACCTTCTCGAGATCGATGAGTTTGCGAACTCCGATTACATCGGTGAGGAGCAGCTTCCCTGGAAGGGAACTCAGGTCAAAAGGTGGCTCGGAACGTTGTGGTTGCCGCATTCTGGTCTTCCGAAAAACGGGAACGTGCGCTCGTGCTTCTGGTACCACAAGACAGCTGTCGGACATGCAATTGGCGCTGATGTCAAAACGGATATCACATGGCATAGCGACCGAGCTGCACACTTCGTCAATAACATGATGAGCCAGGGTTCGAGCCTGATCGATGCCAATGGCGTCGTCGTTCTACCCTGCCGCGAAGCTTAGAAAGGGGTTGGTTTGAGATGGCATACGATCCGAACAATCTCAGCGTATTGGCTTATGCTAACGGCTTCACGCTTTGGCATTTAGCCACTTCCGATACCGCGACAGCCGTATCTACCGCCGGCTATTTCAACTCAGCTGCTGACATGTTGCGTGTTGGCGACATGATCTTGGCGAATGTCGAAGCCGATGGTGTCGCACAGGCTGGCATTTTCCTTGTCAATCAAAATGGCAGCGGCGTTGTAGATGTTGCGAACCTAACTCCGGTCGGTAGTACCGATTCGCAGTAGGTCTTCAACCGCTACCAATCGTGTTTATCTCCGCGGGCCAAAAACTCGCGGAGATAGCACGACAAAAAATTCAAAAATGAAAATCTGGTTGAATAATTAGCTCCGCATTTTGCTTTCGTATGAAATCTTTTGATTTAATTATATTTTTTGGAAAACGGAAATGAATTCGAAATCAGTCGAATATTGCTCTCATGCCCTACTGAAGATCGGAGCTAATGCGATTTCTTCATTTGAAGACGGGACTATTGAGGCAGAGGTGTGTGCCAATCTCTATCCACTTGTTCGAGATTTTCTTTTAGCAGCGCATCCTTGGAATTTCGCGATCAGGCAGCAAGCACTTCCACGCATCGCGACGACACCGGCAGCTGATTTTCGATTTGCCTATTCCCTACCGTCTAGTTGCGTTCGTGTATTGTCCGCGGGCGCTAACGGGAGGGGGCGTGGCCTCCATTACAAAATCCGAGGGCAAAACCTTGTTACGGATTCTGTCGAGGCGATGCTGACTTACATTCACCGACCGGACGAAGGTGCGTTTCCAGCATTCTTCGTCATGGCGTTGGTTGCACATCTGTCGGCGGAGTTTTGTATTCCTTTAGTAGAGAGTACGAGTCGTTGGGAAAGCATGAGAAAGATCGCCGATATGGAATTTCGGCGGGCGCGCTTAATTGATTCGCAAGAGGAGACGCCTGATCGGATCGAAGGATTCGAACTTGTCGAGGGGCGTCACTAATGGCGAAATTTGCGATAGAAAAAACTAATTTTACTGCCGGTGAGATTTCACCGTGGTTGTTTGGCCGCGGAGATTTGCGAGCCTATGAGAACGGAGCACAACGCCTCTCAAATGTGTTCATCCATCCCACCGGTGGAGTGTACCGACGGCCCGGCCTTCGATTTGTCGATCAGGCACCAGGGTTAGGTCGGTTATTGTCATTTGAGTTCAATACAGACCAAACGTACCTTTTAGCTTTTTTCGATGGGCTTGTATCCATCTATCAGGACGATTCAAAGATCGCAGAACTTGAGGCACCTTGGACAGAAGCTCAACTCCGCCAGATCAATTGGACACAAAGCGCTGACACGCTGCTGATCGTTCATCCGGACGTCAAACCTAAGAAAATCACGCGAACGGGAGGTTCAGTGTGGGAGTTGTTGGACTGGTCGTTTTTTGCAACAGATGAACGCGTGTCGTGTCCTCACCATAACTTCACCGGGCCGAATGTAACAGTTCAGGCGAGCGCTCTCAGCGCTACGATCACGATAACAGCATCGGACGCCATATTTGATTCGAACCATATCGGAACGAGATTTCGTATTGAGAACAAAGAAACCTTGATCACAAAGTTTTTGTCTTCAACGGAAGTTGAGGCAGAGGTTAAGGAAACGCTTACCAGTTTGGATGCGACAGCAGACTGGACGGAGCAAGCTTTCTCTGAAGTTCGGGGCTGGCCGACTTCTGTTTGCTTTCACCAAGATAGACTTGTTATCGGTGGCAGCCGTGATTTGCCGAACAACCTTTGGTTATCGAAATCGGCAGATTTGTTCAATTTCGAAACGGGAGACGGGCTTGATGACGAGGCTATCTCCTTTCCCATTTTATCGGACCAAGTAAACGCCATTCGTCATGTATTCTCCGGCCGACATTTGCAGGTGTTTACATCTGGCGCAGAATGGATGGTCACTGGCGACCCGCTCGCGCCAACGACGATTCAATTGCATCGACAGACCCGTATCGGATCTCCGACGGTTCGCACGGTTCCACCGAAAGACGTCGATGGCGCGACATTGTTCACATCCCGGGACGGTTCCCAGTTGCGCGAGTTCGTTTTCACGGACACTGAGCAAGCATACCAAGCCGCAGATCTGACAATGCTCGCCCACCACCTCATAAATACTCCTGTGGACATTGATTTCGATCTTTCATCCCGGCTGTTCCATATGGTTATGCTCGATGGTTCTCTAGCAACGTTAACTATATACCGCGATGAGAATGTCACCGCTTGGACCCGCCAGGAGACGCACGGAAAATTTCAAGCCGTATCTGTCCTTGGTGATCGAACCTACGTACTTGTTGAGCGGCAGAATGGGCACTCGATTGAGGTTTTCGATAGAGAACTAAATACCGACGCAGCATTGACCGGTTCTAGCGAAACTCCCACCACACAATGGACTGGCCTGTATCACCTCGAATCACAGGCTGTCAAAGTAGTCGCCGACAACAAACGTATCGACGATATGAAGGTAAGCGCGGGGGCTGTAAAACTCTCGGAGTCAGCAATTACTGTAGAGGTTGGCTTGGGTTTTTCTCATATTATTGAACCTTTGGCTCCAGCAATAAATCAGTTTGGTTCAAGAATTGGTGTAAAAATACGTCCAATAAAATATGTTTTTCGCCTTCAAAATACTGCAACTCTAAAAGTCGATACAGGAAAAGGTCTTCACGAAGTATCTTCGCGACGCTTAGGGAATAATAATTTTATTGATACTCCATCTGTGATCAATGGTGATGTCCAAATTAGAGCACTGGGTTGGCGTCAACTGGATACAAAACCATTGTGGCGCATTGAACAAGATGTACCACTTTCATTCATTCTTCTTGCGGTCTCGTTAGAAGTTAGTGCGATCAGGTAAATGCAATTTTTTGGATTGTTGAGTTGATCATCAACGACTGAAATCTGGAGGTTTTGGATATGGCTAGTATGGCTCCGACACTCGCCATGAGTGCTGTCAAGATGGGCATGCAATCCGCTCAGCAACGAGCAGCACTCGGCAATCAAAATGAAGAGATAAAAGCGGCTCAAGCCGCCGAGCAACGAGAGCGGCAGTCTAGGCTTAAACGTGCATTATCAACCCAGCGTGCTCGTTTTGGTGCTCAAGGCATTTCGGGCGGTGACTCATCAGAAGCGTCCTTGCGTGGGCTTATTAAAGAGGCCGAGAACGATGCTTCAGAGTCAAGCGAACGCGCGTCGCTACGGATGAATAGAATGCGAAGCCAAGCCGAATGGTCACAACGGCGAAGCCTGCTACAGTTAGGTTCGCCACTTGGTCGTTCCGGCGCCGGGTTAATCCAGGGTGGTTTGGGACGAATATCTCTGTTCGACAGCTAAAAGAGATTCGGACGTCTCTTCAGCCACTGAGATTAATATGCCCTCTAATAATTGGCCAACCACTGCCCTGAATTGGAAATTAGAGTGGTCCATTGGCGACTCTAATTCCCTAAAGCTTGTTTTGAATTTTAGACACCTATTTCGCTTTACCTTGAAAGGGGTGAAAGCAAAATGAAAGTTAATCCTCTTACGATATCTAAAACAGAATACAATAGAAAATTAAAATTTGATTACTTTTTCAGTAAGTCGGAATTATTAGAGTGGATTAATTCTGAGTTATTCAAGACGTTGAACAAATATCGAGCATTTAGTGCGTGCTGTCCGACTGACGACCCAAAAGAGTTCATTGTTCATCAATCTGGTTGCCGTGCAGCGCTCGCGCACATCAATTTGTTGATCAAGTTGGGCGAATCAAGTTTTTCAGACGGTTTTTCTGATGGATTTGACGAAAACGATCAAGAATTAGAGAATCTAATCGAAGAAGCTAGGGTTAGCTTAAAAAGAGATGGGTATATTTCAGATTAGAATAATTTAAATTTCAAAATTTTTTATCGCAAATGGAGGACGAAATGGTGCCATCATTATTGGGCATGTCAATTTCCCACCGAGCTCTTCGGGTTGCTGTCAGTTTCGTAGTTGCAAGTTCTGTCTTAAGTGGGTGCGGGACACTCGATAAAGCCCGGGTAATCAGCGATCTCGGTATCGAAAAAGCACATAACTTGAATGTCGATACACTCGTTGAAGCGGAGATCGAGCGCCAACGATTTCGACGAGCGCGGTGTTACAGCCCATTATTGAGTCCAGCCGCAGTCGTATCTGGGACGATGGACCATCGCTTGGGCCGGCCTTGGCTCAATGAGCTATTGCGGGATTGTCCACAGTTCTCAGCGTTGATCGCCATGCTCGTTGTTGATGACCGTGAGCAGATTATCGCTTCAAGGATGGCATCCCAAGAGTCAAAGACAACTAGGTGATGTAGTCGACAAAACAGCCAAAGTAAGTCCGGTTTGCATCTGTGATTTCTTAATTGCCGAGGGTGTCAGCAGCCTAGCTAAATGCATGTGTTTTTCGAAAACCTTTTTTGGTGCAACCCTTCCAAAAGTCAAAGCCAAGCCTAAGGATTGAACTGAGTGTCTACTGGAAAGCCACAGAACAAGCCCAAATTGACTTTCCTAGACGAAATGCTTCGAAATAGCCGAGCTACCAAGCGAGGGATAAGATCTGGTGTGTCTACATCCATTGAATTCGATGAGTTCATTTGGATTTGGAACCGCTCTCAAGGTTTAACGACGCCCCAACTACATTTAGGGATTGCCAGGTGGTTGAGTAAGCATGGCACTGATGGACATCGTGAACTTGTCCTTTTGGCATTTCGAAACTCTGGGAAATCAACCGTTGTCGGATTGTACTGTGCTTGGCTGCTGTGCCGTGACCCGAATGTACGCATTCTCGTTTTGGCGGGTGACTTCAGTCTTGCTAAGAAAATGGTCCGCAACATTAAGCAAGTCATAGAGCGCCATCCAGTTACCCGCGGTCTTAGACCCATTCGTTCCGATCAATGGGCTTCCGATCAGTTTACAGTCTGTCGATCGGCGGCCCTCAGGGATCCATCCGTTCTTGCGAAAGGGATATCGTCCAACATTACCGGATTGCGAGCGGACGCAATAATCTGTGACGATGTCGAGGTTCCAAATACCTGTGACACCCCGGCAAAACGGTCAGATCTTCGGTCTCGACTGAGCGAAATCGAGTATATTCTCGTGCCTGACGGTTTGAAGTTGTTTGTCGGAACGCCCCATGCCCAAGATTCGATCTATAACTCAGTAAACGCCAAAGTCGCATCGAAGATACCCCCATTTCTCTCGGGGTATAAACGATTGGAGTTACCGCTCTTGGATGATATGGGGCGGAGCCGATGGCCTGAGCGATTTCCAGATCATGCCATCGAGGGCATAAGAACGCGAACGAGCTCTGCAAAGTTTGAAAGTCAAATGATGCTGCGTCCTCGCAACTTCGGTGACGCTCGGCTCGACTCAGAATTAATCGATTTTTACGATGACGAACTGCTTTATACGGAGACATGCGGACAAGCTCGCTTGTCGCTGAATGGGCGGAGGTTGGTTTCTGCTTCTTGTTGGTGGGATCCGTCTTTCGGGACACCCGAGAAAGGCGATTCGAGTGTCATTGCCGTTGTTTTTAGCAGTGAAGACGGGTTTTATTGGTTGCATCGGATTGCTTACCTCAAACACAATCCAGAAATTTTGGGAGAGGTTGATGCGGCAACGCAGCTCTGCCGACAGGTTGTTGCTTTTGCCGCAGAGTTCTACGTTCCGTCTGTCACGATCGAGACCAATGGACTTGGGCGATTCCTGCCAGGATTATTACGCGTAGAATTGCGGAACCAGAATGAAAGCTGTGCCGTTATCGAGCATACATCTCGGCAACAAAAGGATCTTCGGATTATCGATGGTTTCGAGGCGATCCTCGCGGCACAAAGATTGCGCGCGCATTCAAGTGTTCTCAAAACGCCCTTCCTTTCTGAGATGAATGAGTGGAGACCGGGTGCTCACGCCGCAGACGACGGCCTAGATGCTGTCGCCGGATGTCTCTCTAGTCAGCCTGTAAGACTTCCGAGAATTCTCAAAGGGCTTGAGTCAGCTCCAGGAAGAAAATCATGGCGATATGGTTCAGATATTCTTGTTGCAGATACGGACTTTGCGCTGTAGTAAAATATTTCTTTCTGAGCCAATAAAAAAATCTCCTTTAAAAGCTACCAAAATAATTTTAGTGTTTCAACATCTACTTCGTATCCGTCTAGTTCCTTCAAGAAATCTATTCCCAGAAGTGATATTCCTTGAAGTTTTTCTACGACCCGAGCGTCCAGATCATACAGCGTCATATTTCCAATCTTGAGATATCCTAGCTTCACTGAAGCCGTTCTGACCAACCCCCCAGCAGTATGAGCCACTCCCGAATAGTCTCGATCAGAAATTCGCAAGCCAACACGGTCTGCGACGTCAGCGGCCAAAACGATGTTCGTCGCGCCAGTGTCAATAAGAAAACGAACCGGCTCACCGTCGATTTCGGCAGTAACTCGAAAATGTCCATCCTTCGATGCTGGTATCATCATCGTCTGGTGGTATTGAGGTAGATCGCGTTCTTTTGAGGTCGTGCTCCACGTCTTGGGGGCTTGATATAGCCATTCTGTGATAACTGACTTACTGCCGTTCGACACCCCTATGGACGCGACCAGAACTATACTCGTCCAAAGGAAAAGCTGCTTAATTGCCCAACTGAGCATCTGATGTTTTCCTCATCACCGGCGGCCAAACAACCGCTCAATCTCGTTAAGCTGAAGCTGAATATACGTTGGGCGGCCATGACTGCATTGACCTGAATGTGGCGTGACTTCCATCTCCCGGAGCAGATGGTTCATTTCTTCTAAGGACATTGTACGGCCGGCCCGCACGCTGTGGTGGCAAGCAAAGCGTGCGTAAACGGAACTCAACCTCTCCCGCAGCGCCAAAATGTCGTCGAACATGGTCAAGTCGTCGGCAACGTCATAGATTAAACCTCGAACATCGATGACTCCTAGGTCCGCCGGGATCTCTCTAACAACCAACGCGCTAACTCCGAATCGTTCCACGATCAAGCCAAGTTCTTGCAGATCTGACGCACGCTCGATAATCCGGGAGGCAGAATCTTCGGACAATTCTACCACTTCGGGGATGAGTAAGCTCTGACGGGGGACACACTTCCCCTCGAATGCAGTCAACAGCTTCTGCTGAACGAGACGTTCGTGGGCAGCATGTTG